TGGCGGCCGGCGGCTGGGACCGCATGACGCCGCGCGACTGGGGCGCCGTGGGTGGCAGGCTGCGCGACGACTATGCCCGCGTGCAGCGGCTGGCGACCGAGATCCAGAACGGCACGGTGACGCTGCCGCAGGCCCTCAACCGCGTCAACGGTTATGTCGGCAATGCCCGCGTACAGTTCTGGAACGCAGAGCGCGAGCGGGCACAGGCAGAGCCAGGGCAGGCGGTTATCGAACTACGCCGGCTCGGCATCGCTGAACATTGCGCGGATTGCGTCGAATACTACGACCGCGGCTGGTGCATGGCCGGCCAGCTTCCTTCGCCGGGTGTGGACAGTGAGTGTATGTCGCACTGCCGCTGCACGTTGGAGCACAGGCAGGTGCCGGTAGCGGAGTTGGGCGAGTGGCTGGGAACCAGGCGCAGGTGAGGGGCGAGGCGATGACAGAACAAGGAGGAACGGCGGTGAATGGCACGGGACCGGCGCCGGCCAAAAGCAAGCGGCAGTTGGCGTGGGAGCGGCTTATGCTGCGCCTGCTGTCGCTCGAGCCAGGCATGATGTACAGCATCTCTTTGGCGATCGACGACAAGGAGGGGTATCTCCTTGGCAGCATCGAGTGCAAGGGCAAAGTGGAACGCTGGGGATAGGTGGGATGTATCCCTTGACATTCCGGTAAAGTAACTGTAGACTTACTGTTAGCTGAATATGCGGGCCGGCGACCGTACCGGCCGACGCGATGTGAAACGATGATACACAGGCGCATTCCTTTCGAGGAGTGCGCCTTTTTTGTTTGGGAGTTGACCGGGATGCCAGCAGACACACAAGCCAACACGTTCATGTTTCGCTCGCTGCCGCTGCGTGCGGCGCCGGTAGTCAGCGTGGATCGTGACCAGCACATCATCTACGGCGTATCGGCGGCGCAGGCGGTCGAGGCCCTGGGGCATGACATGCTGCTGGACGGCAAGACCATCGCTCAGGTAGTAGAGCACGGCAACGCCGCCCGCAATGGCGTCAAGAGCCGGTTTACCCATCCTGGGCTATCCAGCACGGGGTTAGGCAAGTACCTGGGCCGGCTGCGCAACTTCCGCCAAGAGGGCGACAAGGCGCTCGCCGACCTGCACCTGGCCGACAGCGCGTTCAAGACGCCGGAAGGCGACCTTGGCACCTACGTGATGGACATGGCGGAGCACGACCCCGATATGTTCGGCATGAGCATGGTCATTCAGGGCCGCCGTGTCTGGACGCTCGCCGACGGATCCGAGATGGACGTGGAAGACTTCAAGGAAGGCCGCCGTCCCGAGAGCGCCACGACCGAGAAGCCAGTAATACGAGTCAAGCAGCTGATGGCTGTGGATGCTGTAGATGAGCCGGCCGCCAACCGTGACGGGCTCTTTGCGGCGCGCCACTTGTGGGCGACAAACAGCCTCTCGCAGGAGGCGTTTGACGATATCGACGAGTACCTGAGCGGCGCAGGCGTGACGCCGCAGCGAGCGTTTCAATTCGCGCTGGCCTATTTCACGGCGCGGGGAGTGGACGTAAAGGAGTTCAAGCAGATGGCAGAAGAAACAGCAGAGGAAACTAGGGCGCCTGAGCCGGAAGCCGCACCGGAGACGCCGGTAACGCCAACCACTGCAGTTCCCGCCGCTGAGGAGGCTGCGCCAGATGCCGGCGCCGAACTGGCCGCACTCAAAGCGCAGATCGCAGCGATGGCAACGGAACTGGCCGCAAGGGGCGAGCGAGAGACAGAGCTAAGCCAGGCACTGAGCCAGGCCGACGCACGGCTGCAGGACCTGGAACGCGACGCCATGCGCGGGCGCTTTGCTGCGCTGGCCGCCGGCTGGTACGGCGACACTGGCAAGCACGTGGACATGCTCGAGAAGCTGGCGGCGCTGGATGGCGAGGCCGGCGAGTCCTTCCAGTTCTACGTGCAGACGCAGACGGCTCTGGCCGAGCAGGTAAAGGCCGCTGGGCTGTTCGGCGAGAAGGGCACCGACAAGCCCGGCACCTTTGCCAGCGCTACCGAGCAGGTTGCGCAGCTGGCAGCGACGCGGGCTAAGGAGCAGGGCATTTCGCTGGGCGAGGCGATGAAACAGGTCTTTGGTGAACAACCGGGCCTGTACGAACAGTATGTGGTCGAATCCGTGGCCACGAAAGCAAAGGGGAGGGAGTAACCATGACCACACAGAGTGCGGCCGTCTTCGATCACACGTTCAAGGCCGCTGCTGACCAGTCGACCAAGCAGTATTACCTGGTGGAGCTGAGCGCCGCCGATACCGTGGCGGTGTGCAATGCTGCCGCTGACCGGGTTATCGGCGTGCAGATGAACAAGCCCGCCGCTGCCGGTCAGGCGACCGACGTGCGCATCCTGGGCATTGCGCCTGTGGTCAGCGACGGGTCCGGTACGGCAATTGCGGCCGGCGACTACGTCGGGCCGAACAGCTCCGGCAAGGCCGTCAAGAAGGCCACCGCGGATTATAGCGTAGCGGGCATTGCCCTCGCCGCGTCCAGCGCCGACGGCACGGTGATCCCCGTGCTGCTGCTGCCGGGTGCGTTCTTCCGTACGGCCGGCGGCTAACGCTGCGGCTAAGCCAAGCAACTGACGAGACTAACCAGGTTGATGCTAGGAGGCACAACGAACCATGAAGTACACAAGCAAAGACGTGCATGTAGACCAGTTGCTGACCAACGTCAGCATCGGCTACAGCAATGCAGGCTATATTGCCGACCAGATTTTCCCGGTCGTGCCGGTGGACAAGCAGAGCGACAAGTACCTCACCTACGACAAGTCGCACTGGTTCCGCAACGAGGCGAAGATCCGCGCCACCGGCACCAAGTCGGAGCGCGGCGGCTGGAACTACAGCTCCGACACGTATTTCTGCGACCGCTTCAGTTACGGTCACGAGATCTACGACGAGGAGCGCGACAACGCCGACAACGCCTTCCAGCTGGACAGCGACGCGGCGGAGTTCGCTACCGACAAGATTCTCATGCAGCGTGAAGTGGCGTTTGCGGGCGGCTTCTTCACGACCTCCGTCTGGGGCACCGACAAGACCGGCGGCACCGATTTCACCCACTGGAGCGACTACGCCGGCAGCGCGCCGCTGGTCGACGTGTCGGATTGGATGGACACGATCGAGGCAAGCATCGGCCGCGAGGCCAACCGGCTGGTTATGGGCAAGCAGGTGTGGACCAAGCTGAAGTGGCACCCGGATCTCATCGACACCATCAAGTACACGCAGCGCGCGCAGATGGGGCTCGACCTGGCGGCCACGTTGTTGGAGGTCGACCGTATCCTGGTGGGCCGCGCCATCTACACCACGTCGCCCGAGGGCACGGCGGAAGCGTCGGTGTCCTACAGCCGCATCTGGGGCAAGCATGCGCTGCTCATCTACGTACCCAACACGCCGTCGCTGCGGCAGCCGGCCGCCGGCTATACCTTCACCTGGCAGCGCGTCCCACAGTCGCTGCGCTACATCAAGCGCATGCGCGACGAGGAGCGCGAGGCCGACATCATCGAGGCCAACGCCTACTATGACCACAAGGTGACGGGCGCCGCCGCCGGTTTGTTCGGTTCGACGGTCATCGCCTAACCGGGGGCACAACCGGCAAGGACACGACAATGGCAGGCAGTAAGGTATGGGCCAAGCGGCCCATCGGCTACGGCAACCAGGAAATCGACCGCGGGCAGGTGTTTGAGCTGGCCGGCGCACGCAACGACTCCAAACTCTTACGTTTGGGGTATATCGAGGAATGGGCCGGCAAGCCCAGGGATTTGGTCGAGTGTGCCGCCTGTGGCGCGCAGTTCATCGGCGGCGATGAGCGGCGCGGGCACTACGAGAAGCGCCACGTGCGCGTGCTTTCGCCCGAGGAGGAGGACGCACGCGCCGAGCGCGAGGAGCGTTTCCTGGCTGAAGTGGCCCCGCTGCATCTGGAAAAGACGGAGGCTAGCCAGTAATGGAGAAGATTCGCAGCAAGTTGGTCGCGGAAGACCTCTACGTGAATGACGACCTGTACGTCAACGGCGTGCAGGTGGCCGGCGCCCAGGCGACGAAGATCGCCGACGCCAGCACGGCGCACGCGCTGAACTCTACGTTCAGTGACACGGAGGTCGAGGCCGCACTGAATGCGCTCGGCACGAAGATCAACGCCCTAATTGACGCCCTGGAAGGCTTCGGCGTCTCAGCGAGCAGCTAAGGACGGGCAATGGCGATAATCTCGGGGGCGGACATCGATAGAGTGCGGGTGCTGTGCGGCGACCCTGCTGGCGACAGTCAGGTGGTAGACGACAGCACCATCACGTTCTTCCTGGAAGAGTACAACGGGAACTATTACCGCGCCGCCGCCGATGCCGCCGCCGCCATCGCTGCCTACTACGCCGGCCAGGTCGACGTGCGTGTCGGCATTCTATCCTCGTCCAACAGCCAGAAGACGCAGCAGTTTGTGGAACTGGCGACGGCGCTGCGCCGGCGGGCAGATGACAAGGCGCTGGCAATGGCCGTGCCCTTCGCCGGTGGCATCAGTATCGCCGGCAAGGAAGGGGCGGAAGAGAATACCGACCGCGTACCGCCGGCCTTCGCGCGCGACCTGCATGAAGAGGAGGGCGAGCCCGATGCTTGACGTGCGCGAGGGTGACGTGCTGGTGCTGTCCGGCTCTGAGTATCCAATCAAATCATGCGAGCCCTGGCCCTGGCCGGCTGGCACGCGCGGCGTCGTCCCGTTCCTTGGCGCGACGGCAAGCACGAAGCGCAGCCCGGGCATTACCGGCGGCAAACGCGGCGAGCCAGTGGCGCACCTG